ATGCTCTCGAACACCGCAGTACCAAAATACTACGGGCAGTTCCGAGACGCAGTCATTCGAGGAGAGATTCCCGTCTGCGAGGAGATCTCCTGCGAGATGAATAGGATCGACGCTCTTATCGCCGATCCGACTTACTACTACGATGACCTCGCAGTCGAAGGATTCATCTCCTACTGCGAGAATGAGCTGACCCTTTCCGATGGAGCCGACCTATACCTACTCGACAGCTTCAAGCTTTGGGCCGAACAGCTATTCGGGTGGTACTACTTCATAGATCGCGAGGTCTATGAGCCTTATGACGACGGCATTGGCGGACACTACGTCACCAAGACCGTCAAAAAGCGCCTGACAGTCAAGCAGTACTTGATCGTCGCTCGAGGCGCCGCTAAGTCTATGTACATGTCGCTCATCCAGAACTACTTCATGGTGATCGACACTACGACGACACATCAAATCGCCACAGCGCCGACGATGAAACAGGCAGAGGAAGTGATGGGTCCATTTAGGACCGCTATCACCCGAGCCAGGGGCCCGTTATATAAGTTCCTCACCGAGGGATCGCTTCAAAATACAACTGGCAACCGAGCTTTCCGTCAAAAGCTGGTGGCGACCAAAAAGGGAGTCGAGAACTTCCTAACCGGATCTCTCCTCGAGGTTCGCCCCATGTCCATCGACAAGCTGCAGGGTCTCAGACCTAAGGTTTGTACTGTTGATGAGTGGCTATCCGGTGATGTCCGAGAGGACGTCGTCGGTGCACTCGAACAGGGGGCGTCCAAGATCGACGACTTCGTCATCCTGGCGGTTTCGTCGGAGGGGACGATCCGAAATGCGGTAGGCGACACCATGAAAATGGAGTTGCTCAAAATCCTTAAGGGTGAATACCAAGCTCCACACATCTCCATATGGTATTATCGTCTAGACAAGATTGAGGAAGTGGCCGACCCCTCTATGTGGGTCAAAGCACAGCCCAATATCGGTATTACGGTCTCTTACGAACGGTATCAGCAGGATGTGGAGCGAATGGAACAGGCTCCGGCTGCTCGAAACGACATCTTAGCTAAGAGGTTCGGGATCCCTATGGAGGGATACACGTACTTCTTCACCTACGAGGAAACCAAGCCACACAGAAAAAATACGTTCTGGAACATGCAATGCGCTATGGGTGCAGACCTTTCCCAGGGCGACGACTTCTGTGCATTCACCTTCTTGTTCCCTCTCCGGAATCAAGCTTTCGGCGTAAAGACGTTGGCTTACATCTCGGAGTTAACCCTGATGAAGCTTCCAGGCGCTCTTCGAATGAAGTATGACGACTTCATTCAGGAAGGAACCCTCCGAGTCATGGATGGCACAGTTCTGGACATGATGGAAGTCTATGAGGATCTGGATCAGCACATTGCGGACCAGAAATACGATGTCTCTGCGTTTGGGTTCGACCCATACAATGCTAAAGAGTTCGTCACAAGGTGGGAGCAGGAGAACGGACCATACGGTGTCGAGAAGGTGATCCAGGGTGCTCGAACAGAGTCGGTCCCCCTGGGCGAGCTCAAAAAGCTTGCCGCCGAACGACTACTGATCTTTGATCAAGAACTGATGTCGTTTACGATGGGGAACTGTGTTACCCTCGAAGATACTAATGGAAACCGGAAGCTACTGAAGAAACGCTCGGAAGAGAAGATCGACTCGGTAGCGGCTCTAATGGATGCCTTCGTGGCATACAAGTTGAACAAGGAGGCATTCGAATGAGCGAGGAGGTGAAATGGGTTTCGGTGATAGACTAAGTCACGCATGGAACGCTTTTCGTGGATCTCCGGATAAAGCGGATTATACGCCACAGTATGGGATGCAGACTTTCGGAAATCCAAGTACCTACTACCGACCAGTAGCTGGCGATCAGACGATCGTTACCAGCATCTACAATCAGATTGCTATCGATGTTTCTAACGTACCTATTCGTCATGTCAAAGTGGACGATAACGGTAATCTGAAGAGCTATCATAATAGCGACCTCGACGATTGTCTTTCGCTCAGTGCTAACATCGATCAGACAGGACAGGGGTTCTTCCAGGATCTTGTCCTCACACTGTTTGAGGAGGGCGCCGTAGCGATCGTTCCCGTTGACACGAACGTGAGCCCCAACATGACGGCGGGGTGGGATGTTCGGTCCATGCGAGTCGGGCAGATACTCCAGTGGTTCCCGCGTCACGTTCGGGTGGAAGTCTACAATGACAACACTGGGCAACGTGAGCAGCTCACTCTACCTAAAGATTTCGTGGCAGTAGTGAACAATCCGCTCTACAGCGTGATGAATGCTCCGAATTCAACTCTTCAGCGGTTGACTCAGAAGCTTCATCTGCTGGACGCTATCGACAGACAGTCTGGCTCGGGCAAGCTCGACATCATTATCCAGCTTCCCTACGTCGTAAAGACTGAGTTGAAGAAGCAGCAGGCAGAAGCCCGCCGCAAAGCTATTGAGGATCAGCTCGCTGGTTCGCAGTACGGTATTGCATACACTGATGGTGCCGAGCGGATCACTCAACTCAACAGGCCTTCCGAGAACAATCTCATGAGTCAGATCCAATGGCTCACTACTCAGCTGTACAACCAGCTTGGTATGACTGAGGATGTATTCAACGGCAAGGCCGACGCTCGTCAGATGCTGAACTACCAGAACCGAACGGTTCGCCCAGTTCTAAAGGCTATCACGGATGCCATCACGAGGACGTTCCTCACCAAGACTGCTAGAACGCAGAACCAGCGAGTAATGGCAATCGAGGATCCATTCCTCAATGTCCCGCTGGAGGAGATGTCTTCGTTGGTTGACTCGGTCAAGCGGAACGAGATCGGTACCGCTAACGAGCTGCGACCTAAGTTCGGGTGGCCACAAGCCAAGGACGAGGCCGCAAACCAGTTGGTGAACTCCAACATCAATCCGGCAGGGGAGCAGATGGTTCCTGGTGAAGAGCCAGCTCCAGAGGTCCCCGCGTCGGAGACGCCAATTTCCGAACTGATGGAGAGTAGTCAAAATGGCAGTTAACTGCGACTTTTCCGGCTACGCCACGAAGAACGATGTTCGGTGCTCGGATAACAAGGTGATCCGGCACGGGGCATTCGCGGCGTATGACGGGAAGACCGTCCCCCTGGTGTGGCAGCACCAGCACAAGGACGTTACCAATGTCCTTGGTCATGCCGATCTGGAGGTTCGAGAGGACGGGGTGTACGCTTACGCACATCTCAACCACTCGGATGCCGGACGAACCGCTCGAGAGATGGTTCGCAACGGCGACGTCAAGGCTATGAGCATCTATGCCACCCATGTCAAGGCCCGAGGCAACGATGTTGTTCACGGCGAGCTTGTGGAAGTTAGCCTCGTTCTCCGAGGAGCTAACCCCGGGGCATACATCGACCAGGTTTCCATTCAGCATGGGGACGACGGCGATGAACTCGAGGCTGTTATGTATACGGATGCTCAGATCGACTTTGTCTCGCACACCGATGATGACGAGGCGGAGGACTCTGAGGTGGATGAGACGGAAGACGTCGAGCACGCCGAGGAGGACCCTGAGGACGAGGAGTCTGATGGGGATGGAGACGACCCCACTCTTGGGGAGATCTTCGACAGCATGACCGAGGAGCAGAAGACGGCGGTCTACGCCATCGTCGGACAGCTGGTTGATGCTGAGGATGAAGAGGCGGAGACTCCGGACGAGGACACCGCTCATTCCGACACTACTACTGAGGATACTATGGCTCACCAGAATGTGTTCGAGGGCTCCAAGACCGAGGAGCTCCCCACCCTGTCGCACGCCGCTGTCGAGCAGATCTTTGCCGACGCCAAGGCTTGCGGCTCGCTGAAGGACGCCGTTCTTGCTCACGCCGACCAGTACGGCATCAAGCAGATCGACACCCTCTTCCCCGACACCAAGAACCTGTGGAATACCCCGGAGTTCATTAAGAGGAAGACCGATTGGGTCTCCTCTGTCGTCGGTGCCGCCAAGCACTCGCCCTTCTCTCGAATCAAGACCCAGTTTGCGGACATCACCGCCGACGAGGCCCGAGCCAAGGGTTACATCAAGGGTAACAAGAAGAAGGACGAGGTCTTCACCCTTCTGAAGCGTGTCACCACGCCCACCACGATCTATAAGAAGCAGCGCCTCGACCGGGACGACATCCTGGACATCACTGACTTCGATGTCGTGTCCTGGATCCGCGGCGAGATGCGAATCATGATCGAGGAGGAGCTTGGTCGTGCTGTTCTGCTGGGCGATGGTCGAGAGGCCTCCAGCGACGACAAGATCAAGGAGGAGAACATCCGCCCGATCTTCAAGGAGGACCCGCTCTACGCTCCTCGCGTGATCCTGGCGAAGCAGACCTCCACGGAGGACATGCTCGACTCGATCGTCCGGGCTATGGACGACTACGAGGGCTCCGGCAACCCCACCTGGTTCGCCGCTCCTCAGACCGTCACCGAGATCCTCCTGCTCAAGGACAAGATGGGCCACCGCCTGTTCAACTCCATGAGCGACCTGGCCGACTACGTCGGCGTCTCCAAGATTGTCAAGGTTCCGCTGATGAAGAACCTGGTTCGTACCTCTACCAAGAACGGCAAGGTCGACGCGCTGGGTATCATCGTCAACATGACCGATTACACGATCGGTGCCGACAAGGGTGGCCAGCTGTTCGCGGCTGAGGACTTCGACATCAGCTTCAACCAGTACCACTACCTGCTGGAGACCCGTCTCTCCGGCGCTCTGACGAAGGTCAAGTCGGCCATCGTCGTCGAGCGCAAGCAGGAGGACGGTAACCCCGTCGCAGGGGACTGATCCTTGGCCAAATTCTTCGGAGAGATTGGTTTCGCAACTCAGGTAGAGACCTCACCGGGAATTTGGGAAGATCAGATCGTCGAGAAGCAGTACTACGGCGACGTATTCCGAGAGAGTCGTCGCTTCAGTACAACCGATCAGGTTCTGGATAAGATCAATCTTAGTAATCAGATTAGCATCTTGGCAGATGGATATGTTGTTGACAATATCCAGAACCTTCGGTACGTTCGCTGGCTGGGGGGACTTTGGAAGATCTCCTATGTGGAGCTGAAGTTCCCCCGGCTGGTGCTTGAGATGACGGGAGTGTATAATGGACCGACGCCTTGAGCTTCAGTCCTTACTGGAGAAGATCCTGGGTTCCAGGAATGTTTACTACCAGCCACTCCCGTCAATCAAGCTCCAGTACCCATGTATTGTGTATGAGCGAAACCCGGGTGAACCGATGTACGCCGACAATCTGAAGTACATCAAGGCGAATCGCTTCCAGGTGACGCTGATCGCTCGGAACCCAGAAGACCCGACTAGGGTCAAGATCGAGGACCTGCTGTTCAGTCGACACATGACCCGGCTAGTCCAAGAGAACCTCTACCATGACGTCTTTAACGTCTACTACTAGGAGAAGACATGGCTGCTCTTGTCTGGGACAAGACTGGCGAGCGTCGCATTGAGACCGGTGTTGACCACTGCGCTCTGTATGTGTATGACGCTGCGCAGAAGAAGTATGGCGTCGGTGTTGCTTGGAACGGTATCACCGCCGTCTCGGAGAAGCCCGAGGGCGCTGAGGCGACTGACCTCTACGCCGACAACATTCAGTACCTGACCCTGCTCTCTGCGGAGAAGTTGAAGGCCACGATCGAGGCCTACACCTATCCCGAGGAGTTCGAGCAGTGTGACGGATCCGCAACCCTGTCCAAGGGTGTGAAGATCGGTCAGCAGGAGCGTAAGACCTTCGGTCTGGTGTACCGCACCAAGATTGGTGACGACGTCGCCGGACAGGACAAGGGTTACAAGCTCCACATCGTCTACGGCTGCAAGGCCTCCCCTTCCGAGAAGGGGTACAAGACCGTTAACGACTCTCCCGAGGCGATCTCCTTCTCCTGGGATATCTCCACCACGGCCGTTAACGTGGCAGGCTTCAAGCCCACCTCGCTGCTGACCATCAACTCCCTCGAGGTCGACGCTGGTAAGCTGAAGACCCTGGAGGAGAAGCTGTTCGGTAAGGAGGGCGCTGGTCAGAGCGACCCGACGCTCCTTCTCCCGGACGAGATCAAGGCGCACTTCGCAGGCTGATAGACTACACCGGGGGCTCAGAGACCTAGACTCCTGGGCCCTCGGTGCCTGCAATGCTTATAGTTTCTATCCCGCCAGTCGACGCGTTCGATGAGTCGACAGAGTCGTTCGTCTCTTGGCCCGGTGGTACACTACATCTGGAGCACAACCTTCTTTCTCTGTCAAAATGGGAGTCAATCACCCACAAGCACTTAATCGGTAACGATGATGTGACTAGTGAAGAACTGAGGCTATACATCGAATGTATGGTTCAAGAAGAAGAGTTCGATCGATCGCTCCTGGACCGTATACCCCCTTCTGAGCTTCATCGGATCAACGAGTACATCGCAGATCCAATGACGGCTACCAGGATCACTACGAGTAAAAAGGGCGGCTCCGGCGAGCACCGACAGGGCAACCGGAAGCAGCCGGTAGTCCTGCCCCGGCGGTCGCATCGGCA